GCCGGCAGCTTCTTGAGTTCGGCCATCAGCTCCTTGAGGCCCATGATCTGAAACGTGGCGCTCACTCGACCACCTCAGTACAGGCGACGATGGACTCGGTCTTGCGCTCATCGGTATTCGCCACACCCGTCACCACGAACGACCGGCCATCGAAAATGATGCGGACCTTGGTCGTCAGCTGCGCGTGATACGGCAGCTTCACTACATGCGAGGCGGTGCTGACCACCGCGCTGTTGGCGAACACGCGCTCCATGTCAACGGCGCTGGCCGTCTCGATCTTGGAAAACATCTTGGGCGGTGACAGGTCGAGCCACGATTGTTCCCAGCCGCCATCCGGGGTCGGCACCAGCGGACCCGGCTTCTGCAGCCAGATGCGGTGCGGGCGCGCGGCGACATTCGGTGGCGCGATCATGCGAGCACCAGCTGAATGAACGGCGTGATGGCATCGTCGTAGCCATACGGCGTCGTGGAGATGATCGTCCCAACCGTGGCAAGGTCGCGGCCGGCGGTCGCGAGGTGCGCGGTCAGCAGGCCCACGGCATGCAACAGCAACGGCGGGATCGCGGCCGGGTCCGCGAAGCCGGCGAGGACCTGGATGCGCAACGGTTGGAACGTGCGCAGGTCGGTCGGCCAGCCGTAGCCGGCGACGAGGCCGAGGCGCGCGCCGCGGCGGTCGACGATGTAGTGTTCCGCGGGCATGACGTGCGCCTGGCCGGCGCCGTCGATGGAGTTCACCGACAGCACCTCGACCAGCGGCAGCGCGCCGTTCGGCAGGATGACCCACGGTTCGGTCAGGTAGTCGTAATAGATATCGCGCACCTGATAGAGCAGCGACACGCCGGTGTCGAGTTCCACCTTCTGCCGCGCGGCCGCGATGAACGCGGCCATCAACGGATCGCGCACGTCGCCGGCCACCCAATCCAATCCGGCGCGCAGCTTGCCTTCCTCGATGGTCAACGGTTCGCGCGGTGCGGTGCGCGTCACCGTGCCGGCCGCGCCGCCCGCCGCGGCGGTCATGACCGGGATGGAGAAGGTGAGGCTCGTCAGCCGGGTGATCGGGAACGTGCCATTCAGCGCCGAATCCGCGGCGCCGGCGATCGTGACTTTGTCGCCGGTGATGAAGTAGTGCGGCGTCGCTGTGGTGATGACCGTCGCCGCGCCGGCTGCCGTCGAGGCAATGGACACCGCGGGCTGCACGACCTCGGAGAGGACGTGATGCGCCACGAAGCCGCGCGGGACAAAGCTCATCGGCGCGGCGGCCGTGCGGCCGGATGGTGGAGCTTGCGCTTATACGTGCCCGTCGTAAACGCACCGGGCGCCGGAGCGGGCGTCGTGACCTCTAGCGTTAGCGGCTGCCGGCGCGCGCCCGGCGCGTCGCTCAGCGCCGTGTTCAGCGCCGCGGCCGCGGCGTCGCGCGCCGGCAGCTGCACGACAACCACGGGTCCGCTGTACGTGGTGCAGGCACTGTGCGCGGCACCGCAGATTGGACAGGGACCGCCCGGCTCACGACGGCGAATCAGAATCATCAACGGCCTCCGGTGAATAGAAACGCGCGGCAGGTGCATAAAACGATCGCGCGGCGGTCCACGGTGGGCCGCCGCGCGAGGCGTGTTACACCAGCCCGGTGGTCAGGCCGAACGCGGACGGCCGATAGACCGCCAGCGCCAACCGTTCCTCGGCGCGGATCGCGACGAGGTTCTTGATGAAGAAGTCCGCGTGGCTGTTGCTGGCTTCAACGCGGATCCCGCCCTTGTCAAAGATCTGCGCCTGGGACTTGAACGCGCCCGTCAGCGCGCTGTTCGCGGCGATCGCCGGCGTGACGCTCACCGGCAGCCCCCACAGGTTCGCGGCGAGCGGGCCGGCAAACGGACCCGCGCCGAGGTAATGCCCGGCCGCGTCCTTCGCCAACATGATCTTCGACCAGTTGGCCGGGTTGACCACGTGCCCGTCGGGCATGACCATCGACGCGTTGAAGATCGCCATCATCTGGATGAAGATCGCGTCGACGTTGGTCTCGGGGTCCACGCGCACGTGCGGCGGCGTGAGGCCGACGCGGTCAAGGATGCCGCTGAGATTCGGCGCGGTGCCGTTGCCGTTGAGCAGCTGATCCTCCTCGGTCTGCTCGATGCCGACGCGCAAACGGGCGTCGATGTAGGACATGATCTGGCTCACGTCCTCGAGCATTTCCTCCGTGACCGGCAGCCAGTGCGCAATCTTCTGCACCAGGTCCGTGACCTGATCGAAGCTCAGCGCCGACTCCGGTTTCGCGGCGCCCTCGGCCACCGGCGCCGCCGCATTCGTGAACAGCTTCTCCACCATGTAGGTGATCGAGTTGCTGTCCGTGGTGCCGGGCGCAAGCAGATCACGCACCGTCAAGCGGCGCTGCGGCAGCGGCAGAATGCCGGGCCGCACGTCGGGCTGAATGAGCTTGCCGCCTGAGGCCGGATCACTCGTCAGCGTGGTCGCGCGAAGAAAGCTGGCGTCCAGTTCGGCCACCGGCGCCGACCAGTTGCGCGTGCCGTGGTGTCGCTTCTCGCGGAAGAACTGCCCGGCCGCGGAGGCCACGAACTGTTGGCCGAGCGACCGCGGCGTGAGGATCGCGGACGGCGCTGACGAGGCCGGCCGCATGCCATCGGTCAGTCGATCGATCTCGCCCTTGAGGTTGGCGTCACCCTCGGCGCGCTCGATGCGGTCCTTCAACTGCCGCGCATCGGCCGCCATGTCAGCAATCGCTTTGTGTTCCGCGGGCGTCATCTCGCGGCCCTTCGCCACGACTTTGCCGCTGGCGTCCTTCTCTTCGTGCGCTTCGCACTCCAGCGCGGTCTTTGCGAACAGCGCCGCGGCCGCCTCTTTCTTGGCGGCGAGGTCGCGCTTCATCGCTTCAATGTTCATAAGGGATCTCCGTGAATCTCCGGTGCCTGCGTTACAGTTCCAGCTCCAGCAACAGCCGCTGAAGCGACGCCCGCGACCGGTGATCCTGCGACGTGGCCGCCGCAAGCGGCAGCTCCTGGTCGGTGTCACCTGCCGTCAGGTTGGCGGCGGCCGCGCGATCCGCCGCATCGGGTGACGTGGCAAGCAGCCGCGTCAATGTCTCTTCCAAGGTCGCGACCTTGTCGACCATGCCGAGGGCCAGGGCATCAGTGGCGCTGTAGAGATGCGCTTGCCACTCATTCTTGACGGTCGCCGCCGTCGTGCCGGCGCCGCGGCCGCGCACGACGTTGTCCACGAATTGCTGGTAGGCGCCATCAACCATCGCCTTCATGCGGACGGTGCTGGCGTCATCGAGCGGCACCGCGGGATTGCCGACCAACTTGCCGCCGCCCGCCGAGATGAACGTCCGCTTGATGCCCATCGTGTCCAGCGCCGCCGAAATGTCGTCGTGCATCAAGTAGGTGCCGATCGATCCGACCAGCGCGGAGGGCGCCGCATACACCGACGTGCAGCAGCTGGCGAGGTGATAGGCGGCCGACGCGCAGGTGTATTGCGCGACCGCGATAATCGGTTTCCGGGTGCGTGCCCCCAGCAGCTGCGCCGCGAACTCCGCATTGCCCGCGACGCTGCCACCCGGGCTGTCTATGTCCAAGACGATTGTCTTGATGGACGGCCCGTGCAGCGCCTCGTTCAGCTGCTGCCCCAGCTTCTCGTACGTGGTGCCACCGCTCATCTCGGTGAGCATGTTCATGCGCGGCGCGATCACGCCGTAGACCGGGATGATGCCGACGCTGCCCACCTTCGGCTGCGGCAGACTCTTGCGATTGACGAGCGCCAGGTGTTCGATCTCCGCTTCCGAGTCCACGCCGGCCAGCCGGCGCGCGAGGATGCCCGCGACCACGCCCATCATCGGCGTCGTCAAGGACCACGGATGCTCCAGCGCAAAGCTCAGGACGTGTTCGTAGGTGTGCTTACGCATCGCCGGCGCCTTTCAGTTCTTGCAGCTTGAGAAACGTGACGCGCTGCGCGAGGGCGCGCGCCGAGTCCGCCCCGATGTGCGGCGTGAGATCGTCCGCGAGCTCGCGACCCCAGCGCGCGGTATCGAACACTTCTGGCCGCGCGGGCGCCGTGACTTTGTTGAGCCGCTGGGTGAGCCGCGCTTGCCAGGCGTGCAGCACCGGCGCGACCACCTGGTTGTCCGCGTCCGGCTCGCTCTCAAACGTGAGCGGCGGCGCGGTGCCGGCGGCCGGCCCGCCTTGCTGCGCGGCCAGCTGATTGGCGCTCGGGTCGTTTTTGATCGCCGGCAGGTTGATGCGCGCGCGGCCCTCATTGGCGGTCATGATCGGCCGGCCGACCGCGGACTGCAGCGACGCGGCTTGCTCTTCGAAGCTGCCCTTCAACTTGTCCGCGATGTTGAATTCGCAGTAGACGCCGTCGGTGTCGTCGCACTCAGGCAGCAGCTGCGCCTCGATCTCCTGCGCCAACATCTCCAGCCACGGCCCGAGCGAATCCTGATAGAGCTGCTTGTGCTGTTCCTTGATGTTGCTGAACGTGGCGTGGTCGAGGATGCCGACCATCGGCAGCGGAATGTGGTACGCCGCGGCGCACTCTTCACGGGTCAGTTTGCGCGAGGACAAGTACTCGGAATCGCGCGCGGAGAACGCCACGTCCTTGAAGGTCAGGCCGCGCGGGCTGATCGCCGTCATGCCGGCGCGGTTGCCGCCGAGCGAGT